GAATTTCCTCGCCATGTCCATACCAATGAAGTCCCGTTTGGTTTTAAATCCAAGGAACATTTGGTATATCTTAGCAGAAGAGTCGCGAGCAGTAGTTTCATCTACAAAACGCCAATGAGCACAAATGTCGTTAGTATAAGGGCGCACCAGTAGAACCCCTTGCTCCCCTCTTCCAATCCGATAGAGTGGGCGAGTGTTTGGGTCTGTGAAATCAAGTTCCTCATAAGGGAGTTCATAACAAAATTCAAGCATGGTGCTCTACTGATGTCTTGTTACCTTAGCACCTATGTCAAGCGTTGTCAAGAGATAGAATCTCTGTTTCTCCACTCAAAATCGCCATCTGGACCAATGACATGACACTCCCAGTAATAGTCCGTATCAGGACAATCCTCACTAGGTGGAAACCATGCTGATGCATTTGCAATTGCAGCATCTACATTATCAAATGTAACCATATCCCATGTTCCCATGGTTTTCATGGCATCTAAAACCTGATCTTCTGTAAAGTCTGCATACCAATCCCACACTTGCTGTTGCTTTGTAGCATCTGCTGCAACAATACGAGGATTTCTAAAATATACGACACATTTATTTTTAGATTGGCAGTAAACCTCTACCAATTCCCATTCATTAATAACTTCAAGCATTTCCTTCCTCCTCTACTTTTCTTAGAAGGTCTTCTAAAACTTCCGTTACCTTCGCTTTCTCATCTGCGGTCATGGTAACATCAGTTTTTTCAAGAACTGTAGGATTATCATATACTACACCCGCTTTTCTCAACGCATCGTAGAATGAATTAAACATCACACCTTCAGTAATACTTCTAGAGATTAGATATGATGCAATTTTCTCTCTAAATGTTGTGAGATAGTGAGATGCTAATTCTACAAATTGATCATCTGATGTAAGATATGTTGCATCTGGATTTTTATCTAACCAGATGCTCTTGAAATAACGTGGACTGATGGGGAACTTAACATCAATAGCATCACTAGATGCTACAGCAGCTGGTAGATCTCTAAGTTTCTGTCTGTATAGTCTATACATCTCCTTATCTTCATCAGAATAAGGTGAATCAGAAACAAATACATGATCTGTCTCGTCAAGCAGGAAGTTTCTTGCCAATCTAACAGTCAACCAACTGACTTGACTAGATGCAGCGTGCATTTTAGCAAATACTGCTTGATACTCTTCTGTCTCTAGGGAATCAACTAGGAAGAACGTTTCTTTAAATTTCTCAAATACAGTAGATGCAGATTCATCCAACTGCTCCATCTCATAGTCTTTCCAATAAAACTCGCCAGTCTTAAAGTTCTTTGTATACTTACGACGTTGAGCAATGAAAGTGCTATTACTATACCACCCAAACATCACCAACTTATCTCTATCAGAATCCCATGTAGGATATAAAAATGGAACGATAACATCATCCCAGTGGGTATCAGGGATTGTCTTAGTGACATTCCTATACCTCACGGTTTTTTTGATAGCGTTCACTTCCAGAAGTAACTCTGGAACTGTTGAATTACTAGAGATAGACATATCTTTGATAAACGTTCCCAGATGTATTTAGAATGCTTTGATTAGGTACTTACACAGGTGATAAGGTTCAATCAATGGTACAGGGAAATCTGGATCAATTGCAGCGTTTGGTAGCAATGGATTTTGAGAGTTCAGTGTAAATGTTGCATCCAAAGCAGTAGCACCAGTTGTATAGATGCTATCTTCTCTTCCTTCAACAACATATGATAGTGTATCAGCAGACTTTGGAATAGCACCATCAGCAGGGACAAAGACCAACTCAGTTACTTCTTTATTTTCATAAATGAAATCACAAATACCATAGTGGTCAGTATCTCCAGGACTATCAAATGTAGATCCTGCATTTCTTGACTGAACAATTTTAAATCTTACATTTGCTTTCTGTGCATCTTCTGGTAGATCTACACTGTACCAATACCATTTAGTTGCTTCTGTTCCAGATCCTGTTCCATCATAGTTAGAGCTGATTTGTTGTGACGTTGGAATAGGAACGAGGACACCAAGAAAGTCACTAAAGTTCAGTGTTAAGTCGTCGTTATAGTAGACCTTCAGTTCGTCTCCACCATGCTCTGGACGATCTCCACCATTAATATTGTTTCCACGTGCAACTTTTACAGTAAATCTACTGCAATTACTGCAATCATGCTCTTTAATAATTAAGAATCTTTCTTGTACGTCACCTTCCATTCTAACATAATGTGTATATGGAGCAGGGACAACAGCAGGAGATAAAGCAACACCAGTAACAGTTTTAGTTACCTGATCAACTGTTGCCGTTGCGTATGCTTTAGTACCAGCACCATGTTTAATACGAACTTCTGGAACTGCAGTATAATTGTTTCCTCCCGATCCTAAAGTAATTGCTGCGACACATCCACCTGATATAGAAACTGTTGCCGTAGCACCTGTTCCACCACCACCTCCAACAAATTCTACTTCAGGAACTTGTGTTGTTGGTAGTTTAAATCCAGAAGTTCCAGTTCCGCCACCAGTTGTATAGATGTCACTGTCTTCATCTGCAGCAATAATTAGATCACCTACAGTAACATTTGACGTTCCACCTTCATATCCAGTAACAACACCAAACGCAACCTGAGCAAATCCATTGTTAGGACTACTTACTCCACTGGGAGCACTACCTCCACCACCAACAGTAATACTAGCACCAGTTGCTGTTCCAACTTCGTCTTTATCCATCAGCATGTAGATGAATCCACCTGATCCACCACCACCGCCACCATTGCCCCAATAACTTCTGTCTTCTTGATATGAATATTTTACATATCCACCACCACTATTATTAGTAGAGTGACTAGTTTGATTAAAGATGCTGGTCTTAAATGATGTCATACCACGACCACCACCTTTACCGCCGCCGTGACCAGCAGGACCGCCGCCACCGCCGCCGATACCACCACCATTGGCAGTATATGAAGACGTAGCAATACCGCCACCGCCTCCTCCTCCGCCGCCGCCGTTGCAACCAGCGTTACCACCGTTAGCGCCACCACCACCAAATAAGTTACTGGTGGTTTGAAGTGGTGAGTTGGAGTTCCATCCAGGAGTATTGTTTGAACCTCCAGCAAATCCTGCAGCAGAGTTACCACCATCATAACCACCTCCACCGCCGCCGCCACCTGCGCCAGCTAGGATAGTACCACTGCTATTCTTAATGGAAGTAGCACCACCGCCACCACCACCATTTTGTCCATTACCATTTTTGTTACCACCAGATCCACCCTGAGCACCATAGGCACCAGAACCACCACTCTTACCACTGCCTGTATTTCCAGTAACGTAATTGAATGCAAGACCACTTCCAGGACTATTTACAGACAATACTAGTTTAGATCCTTGTCCTCCTGATCCACCAACAGTGCCATTTCCACCATTACCATTGCCTTTACTCACACCTTGTGCTCCAGCAAGAGTAACACTAATAGATGTGATTTTATAAGATGATGTAATATTAACGCTTCCACTACCAGTTAAGTTACCAGAGTTGACGGGACTAGGAACATCCGAAACATAACTATGAATACCATCAGTTCCATCATTTGTACCCAATGTACCACTAACATCACCACCCTCACCTGCTTGATTTGGATTAGATGGATAATCTTTGATGTAATATGGTCCCTGAGTACCGTTGGTTCCAGCTTCTGATTTGTTCTGAAGAATAGTTGCAAATCCAGATGCAGTGCCACTAACTGTCACCGCACCGCCATTACCACCAGTGCTATTTTTGTTGCCACCAGCTCCCCCTCCACATGTAACTGTAAGAGCAGATCCATCATCAATTGTGACAGAAGATGTAGATCCACTACCACCATTTGCATTACTACTAGCACCAGCACCACCACCGCCAGCACAAACAATCAACATAGTTTCCCAAGTTGCAGGAATTGTTAAACTATAATTTCCTGGGGAATTATAGTTATTAAGAGAAGTATATTCTACAATAGGAACACCACCAGTAAATATGGTTCTTCCTCCAATCTGGGAACTACTACTTAAAGTTTTGAATACTGTTGGTGGAATATATGTTTGAATCTCATATGTTCCTGCACCCTGAGAACCAGATGCGAGATAGTAGTTGTCATTTTCATATCCATATTTTGTAGATCCAGTTCCTTGTGCTCCAGGAACATAGTCAAAAATATCATAGGTCGCGACAGTTGGGTCAGAAAGTGGTTGTTTTAACAGAGCATGTTTATGTTCAAAAGCAACACCACCAACAGGGAAAAATGCGAAAAGAGATTTATTAGTGTCAGTATATTCTGCCAAATATCTATCGCCAGAATATCCTGCAAGACTCTGAAGATCCGTTCCTGCAGTTGTATGATATACAAAGTGTGTATGTTGAGGAACATCTTGCAGTCTTCTGTTAACCATCTCAACTTCTACAGTCTGCTGTCCGATAATTGAGACTGAAGCACTATCAGTTACATCAGTATATCCTGTAGTAGTCAGACTACCAAGAGAAAAATATTCTCCCTGAGAATTTTTATCAAAAAACCATTTTCCTCCAATATAATCTGGACCAACACCCAATGTTAGAAGACCTGCGGATGGAGATCCTGGTCCATATACGTTACCATATCCTACAATTTTCTTTGCCTTTAAGTCAGGAACTTTGAATGTTCCTAAATCAGTTTCACCATAATATTCTAAAACATTTTGAGTAGAAATTGCTTGTAATTGTCCTACACTATTAAAATTAAATTGTAGAGCAAGACCAGTTCCAGATCCAGCACCACCTAAAGTCCATGTAGGAGGATTTGAGGGATCGTAACCATAACCCAAGTTAGTAACAGTCACACCTGTTACAGTTCCACTTGTATTAATGACAAGTTGACCAGAAATTACTTTTAAATCACCAGGATTATTTGCATCATAGTTTGGTGGATTTGCAAAAGTAATTGTGGTTCCTGAGTTGTAATTAGATCCGCCATTAGTTACAGAAATTTCTGGTCTTGATGTACCACCATACTCGTTTCCAATAATCCTGTATAGTGCAGGAAAATCTCCAATATTATATTCAGTTCCATCACAATACAAATATCCAGGATATTGAAATTCTGGATTAACTTCTGTCGCTGCATCACCAGATTGAGTAAGATATCTTTTATACAATCCATTACCAGGAATGTATTCGTTATCATACACGTCATCAATCGCTTTGAAAGTGGTTACAATAGAACCAATCTCAGTGGAATCGCAACCCTTATCAGTGTAGTATAAGGGTCTTGTATTTCTATATTGGGGAGCTGACGATACCATGTTAGATCTTGATCAGATATTCTAAAACAATAAATGGAGCAGAAACATTATCAACTGAAGCAGACTGGTCAACAGAAAGATTCAATACTGTTTTCAACGCATCAGGTGAGATCTCTAAGGGATCTGTTTTCAGTGCGAAATTATGATCTCCTTTATCAATAGTTACTTTATGGAAGTGATTTGTAGGATCTCCTTCTTGATCTAATTCAGTTGACTCACTAAATTCGTTAAACAGTGATGCGTAGATTCTACTAGTATCACTATTTAGATTACCATTTAAAGGAACAACATCTACAAGGGAGATATCTCTCCAGTCAGCTGGTGCAGTACCAGTGTCATATGTAGCGTTAACATCTTCTGAAGTGTTAATAGATTTGTTAGTTTCATCAGTGACGCATAGTCCAGTCAATGGAATTGCGGTTGCAGAATCACTCTTTGGTTGCAATCCGTTTAACTGATATGCACCTTGAGAAATTGGATAGTTGTTCCAATCATCTTTCAATAGACAAAAATATCTCCACTGATCTTCTAAAATAGCACCACCATTATAGCAACCATTACTGTATGTCGTTGGGTCAATTGTTCCAGAAAATGCACCAAAGTAAAATTGATATCCACGAGCATATGAGTTTGATGCCATCGCTTTACATGGAGGTTGATTATTTCCTGGGAAATTACTAGCACCACTTGCTTTGGTTTCATCCAACCAATCATCAATTGGAATAGTTGATGCGTTCCAGAATGCAACTTGTCCTACTGCCTGTGGATCTTGTAAATTTGAAGGAGCGGCAGTGTCAATTTCATTAACTGCTCTCAGTCTTGTTCTAACACCTTGGAAAAAGTGAGCATGACCATGAATTCCACTATCAGGAACACTTTCGGTATCAGTAACTTTACCTGCCTGAGTACCAACTGTCCAAGATGGTTTACCTTTCAATTCAATTGTTTGAGATGGAACAATAAATGTTCCAGAATATGTCAATTGGATTGATGTTCCTAGAGTTGCTGTTGCTTCAATACCAATACCAGATCTGCTAATCTCATTACCTGCTTGATTTTCTACACGAATAGATTTATATTGACCTGCATCAGGTCCATCAACTGGTTTGGGATACTTAGATCCTAAATCTGGCACAACAAACTGATTATCGGTTAGAGTTTGTAATGGTTCTCCATCAAGATCTCTCCTTACAAACTTTCCACTAGTTCCAACTCCACAAATTGCTGCTAATTGTGGATAGTCAACAACATTATATACTGTGCCATCACATCTTAGATATCCAGATGGCAATTTATCTTTGTTATCGTTACTATTGATATCAGGATTTACCTGCACTGGCCAGATAATTATTTGACCAGTCAGATTACCATATTTTGCTCTTTCGGATGCGTAAACTCTGGTCATCAGAATGCCTTAATTAAATATACGATATTCATTGACGCTTGGTCAGTATTCACAATAATATTTAGAGCGTCATTAAGATTATCTGGACTTACATCTCCAATACTAATATCATTTAGAGGGAATGTTGCTGGTGGATTTAGTGATCCACGAGACATTGCAATATCAAATGATCCATGATTATGCGATGTAAATGATGAGTCATTTGGATTATTTGTACCAAAATTACTTAGTGAGGTTGGCCAAGTACCCTCTCTAAATTTAACTGTAGTGTTTGTGTTTGCAGCAATCGTTGGGAATGAAATAGAAATTTTATAAACATAGTTAGCATCACTAGTTCCAGAATCTCTTTCAATTGATGTAATATAAGTTCCCTTTGCAAATACATCACCATCAATTAACATCCATGGATGAATTTTATCATATTGATACCATGTAACAACATTGGGTGCTGCTCCAGATGTCAATGTATTTTTAATATTTGTTCCTGCAGGAAGATTAAACTCAGTAACACCGTTGGCAATATTAACTCCAGTAACTTCAAATGTATTTGCTGGGTTTTCTGGGTTATCTTCAACATTCAGATATGGTCCCTTGCTATGACCATAAAAGTTTCTTCTATTACCAAACAACGTTGGTTTAGGGAATAATCCTGTCCAAGAATAATTTGCATGAGTTTTTACAGGATCATATGGAAATTGACCAGTATACTGTGTTCCTGCAAAGTTTACTGACTGACTAACTGCTTGTGGACTATTTCTAGTTGGTGTTCCATCATGCCAATCTGGTGCTGGAACTTGAGACCAGTAATCTTTTCCAGCATCATTCACAAAATCATGGAATCTATCACAAACAGGTAGAGTATGTTCGTAAGTATTATCACCATAGAATGCCATTAAAGTTCTACCCTGCTGCCAAGATGGTGCTTGTGAGTCACTGGGTAAAAGAGCACAAGTGTGATTTGTTGAAGCAACAAGACTACAGTTAGGATGTTGTGTATTTCCACTAACCTCAATATTTGTAGATGAAAAAATTCGTGGACCGTAAAAGTTTGCCTGTGCTGATGAGAATTGACCTGGGTGTGAGTGTCCAGGAGTATGGTTAATACCCAACTTTCTATTCAATGTAGTAATTGATGCAGTAAAATCTGGATCAGTGATACTCATATTGGTAAATTTACCAGATAAATTTGTACCAACAGGAAGAACAAAATCAATATCTGCATTTGCAGAATACACTGTTTTAATTACAGCAGTAGTACCAAATCCAGTGATAAGATCTGATAACTTATTACCTTCAGCATCAAATATAGTATTCAATACATCACCCTGACCCATTTGATATGTTGAATCAGATAGATACTCTGGTTCTAAGTCCATCATAGCTCTATTAGAGATATCTGGTAGAACAAATTTATCTGTTGCATTATAATTTGGGAACTCACCAGTGATGGTGCCACCATAAGTGGTGCCCAATTCAGATGCTAGAACTGGATAATCAGTAGCATCAATTTCACTGCCATCACAAACTCTCCATCCTCTAGGAACGTTGTCAGCTGAGAAACCTTCAAATCCGTTCCCGCCCCATGGCATGATGGTGCCAATACGGGCGGTTTTCATTGTCTTGATAGAATTGTAGTATTGAGCCATGTGTTATCAGAGTTCTGTTAACCACCATCCACGTAGATTGGATGGAATAGAAGTTGCATTTGGATCACCAGCAGCATCAGTAGGTCCAACGTAAATTAGTCCGAACGATGCGTTTCTAGTTTGAACGATTAGTTCTCCACTATCCCAAGCAGTGGTGAGTGTTCCACTACCTGCTTGAATCTTACTACCAGAAATATCACCTTGGATTGCAGTTGACTGGTTGTTAATCTTGAGTGCTCTCAAGACTAAGTTGGTGTTGTAAGTCAAGTTACCACTAACTTCAACGAATCTAATCATGTCACCAGTTTCAGCATAATCTGGTAGATATAGAACCATGTTGGTTCCTGCTGGGTTATTGAGTAGATAGTTGTTATTTGGTTGTAGTGGGTTAGTCTGAGTCTGTCCAAGTCCAGTTAGAGATTGCTCAACATATGTGTATCTGCGTCCACCGTTTCTAGTGAAGTAACGACTGATGCCAAATGCATCAATTGAACAATCCTGATAGATCTTAAGGTCTCTAGGACCAACAGTTCCACCAGTTCCTGCTCCTCCCATGTTGTCAATGTGGAGGACGGCAAGGTCAGCATCACCAACATCTGTAGTAACAACCTTACCTTTGATGTAAAGTTGCTCACCCATGTTGACGTTTCCTTGCTCATTAAAGACACGGAATACATCATCGTTGGTACATACACCGTTCGCTTCGCAAGTATCAGTCTGAACTCTGAGGTCATCTAGGAATGTACCACCACCCTTAATCCAGAGACCGTTCTTACCAGTCTTAGGATCAAGAACTGCACCGTCAGCAGGGTGATCATCATCGTTAGAGATGTTGAATAGTAGTGTCTCACCATCAGAACCCCAGATTCTAAATTCACCACTATAGATGTTAACTTCATCAAAGATGGTAGTTGAACCACCACCGAAGAAGTTAGTGAGTTCTCCAGTAACTGCTTGTGCAGCCGACTGTGTACCTTTAGCAATACGAACACCATAAGAGGAGTTATTGCCATCAATAGAATCTGCCCAGAACCATTCTTGTGAATTACCTGTTACGATTCTCAAGAAGTGTGAGGTATCAAGTTTGTTACCGACAAGTCTAGAATCTTTCAGTCTTAGGCGAATCTTGTTAGCATTTGTATTTGGAGCTTCAACAGCAGTTCTGCCAGTAGCAGGGATATCATCAATCAGAGTTGTTGTATATCCATACTTTCTAAGTTTAATTACTGTTGCACCAGCGGACCAGTTTTGCTTACCAGATCCCTCAGCACCTCTACCACCATTTGGATATTGAGATGCAGGATACTCAGCATTATAGATTGTTGGTAGATAATCCTGACCGCTGCTCTCATATGGATCATCAGTCAACAGAATAATCTCTGCCTGAGTATTTGAGTAGATAAGAACCAGATCACCCTTCTGGAATGCAGTCTTATCATCAATTGGAATATTCCAGTCATCAAGAGTGAATCCAACAGAAACTTGGGAGATAGGACCATTAACAGCGTTAAGTGTCTGCTTATCAAATCTATAACCATGAACAACACTTGTTCCCTTGGTGTGTGCAATTGGTGTTCCACTCCAGTATCCACCGATAGCGAAGACTGTACCAACAGTGCTACCAACAGACATGTCACCATTACACATGTTGACATCCCAGACTGGTCCTTCGTCATTCTTGACAGTTAATTTGTCATCAAGAGAAGGATCAGGACTTGGATATTCTCCTGTAGTTCCACCACAAGAACCCTGAAGACTTAGAGTTCCATTAATAATTGTTGTGTTGGAATTGATGATAGTATCACCAGTTACAGAGTTGATCTCAAATACGGTGGTTTCACTGCCAGTGTCACAACCATTCTTGACTGCAAACTTCTTAGCAACTTGATCAAGAACAGTATCAATCTTGAATACCTCACCCTGATCATCAACACCGTCACCAGCAGGAGTACCGTCTTCTCTATCAATGATCAAGTAGTCATTGATGTCAAGAGATCCACCAAACTGTGACAGATAAACATTCTCTTTGTCCGCACTAGTTCCAGTGCCATCAATTAGTTGTGTTGTCCATGTAGCGTTAAACTGTACGGTACACTTGTAAATTGCAGAAGTATCAGTGTGATCTGATCTAATAGCAGTAAACGTACCAAATGGTTGTCTTTCAACTACAAGGTAGTAAGGAGCAGTGCTGATTCTTGGTAGTGAAATAACCTTCAAGAATTCAGCATGTCTTGATCCAGATTCAGGAGTATCAAGGAGAAGAATATCATTCTCATTGAAATACTGATCACCATTTGAATCATATGGACTGTTCTTAAGTGGCAAGTAGTATTGCTTACCAGTTAGAGCAGGAAGAACTGTTGGTTCAACAGTTCCAGGGATCTGTGTGATTTCTTCCTGATAATCTACGCTACCCCATTCTCCAGAACCAGCAGTATCAAGAGCGTTGTATACATCACTGGTTGTAGCAACTCTGAGAACATCAATGATATCAACGTTAGAATTGTAGATGTTGTTACCAAGGTCTCCAGTAGCATGTTGGAATGCAGGTGAACCCATTTGTGCTCTGAAAGCAGTGAATGAGTAAGAAGCAAATCCACCACAAAGAGTAATATCAGAATTAACTCTGAGAGTAGAATCAACGATTAGGTTGTTTCTGACTGTGGTGCTACCACCTTGACCACCAATCGTGATTGCAGAAGCATTAGTTGCAAGATCAAGAGCAGCAGTAGCACTGTTTCCAGAGAAGAACTCAACAC